GAGAAAGTAATTTACCTGAGGTTTATATTGGTCATCCAAATCGTATTGAACGTTACAATCAATACGAACAAATGGACATGGACAGTGAAGTGAATGCGGCATTAGATATTTTAGCAGAATTCAGTACTCAGTTAAATGAAGAAAACGGTACACCGTTTAGATTTCATTGGCGAGAAAAACCCACTGATAATGAAGTAAACATTATTAGAGAACAGTTAAATCAATGGACTAAACTTAACGAATTAAACTCCAGAACATTCAAAATATTCAGAAATACGATAAAGTACGGTGATCAAGTATTCTTACGTGATCCTGAAACTTTTAAACTGTTTTGGATAGAAATGAGTAAAGTTACAAAAATTATTGTTAACGAAGCGGAAGGAAAAAAACCTGAACAATATGTTGTGAAAGACATTGCTCCGAATTTTGAAAATTTAACAGCTACACAGGTCAATACTAGCGATATCAGTGTAAACCATCCGCAAGTTGGTGGCCCTAATGGTGCCTATATTCAACCAAAAACTCCTTATAGTGGAGGAAGTAGATTTAGTCATGCACAAAATGAAAGCACTATTAATGCAGAACATGTGGTGCATTTAAGTTTAACTGAAGGATTAGATTTTAGCTGGCCGTTTGGTAATAGTGTTCTAGAAAACGTATTTAAAGTATTCAAACAAAAAGAATTACTAGAAGATGCTATTATCATTTACCGTGTACAACGTGCTCCTGAAAGGCGAATTTTCTATATTGATGTTGGTAATATGCCCAGTCACATGGCCATGGCTTTTGTTGAACGGGTCAAAAACGAAGTTCATCAACGTCGTATTCCTACACAAACTGGTGGTGGACAAAACATGATGGATGCTACTTATAATCCATTAAGCACCAATGAGGATTATTTCTTTCCCCAAACAGCAGATGGTCGCGGCAGCAAAGTAGATACTCTAGCAGGCGGACAAAACTTAGGTGAGATAACAGATTTACATTATTTTACAAACAAACTTTTTAGAGGATTAAGAATTCCGGCCAGTTACTTGCCAACAGGTATGGACGATGGAACCAGTAATCCAAACACATTTGCAGATGGTCGTGTTGGAACAGCTTTAATCCAAGAATGGCGATTCAATCAATATTGTATGCGGTTACAACGCAATATTAGTGAAAAATTAGATGCAGAGTTCAAATTATTCATGCGCTGGAGAGGTATCAATATTGATAATAATTTGTTTGAATTACAATTTAATGAGCCCCAAAACTTTGCCAGCTATAGGCAAGCGGAAGTTGATCAAGCTAGAATCACAAGTTTTACACAGTTAGAACAGTATCCTTATCTAAGCAAACGTTTCTTATTGACACGGTATTTAGGACTTACTGAAGAGGAAATGACCGACAATGAACGCATGTGGGCCGAGGAACAAGGCGATGTTGATAAAGCACCACCCGACGAAGCAGGATTGCGCAGTGTAGGTATTAGTCCAGGCAGTTTAGAAAATGAATTGCAAGGAGCAGAAATTCCACCACAAGCAGAACCAGGTGCAGAAGCCCAGGGTGCAGTACCAGGCGGGGAGATAGGTGGACCTGCAGCAGGTACACCGTTGCCTGCTAGTGCTCCGATACAGTAAAAGATATAAATAACTTTATGATTGTTAATGAATTATTCAGTCCTACACCTGCTGCTTTCAGATCCGAGAAGCAGGACAACACATCAATGACATTGAAAAAAACAAGAACAACTAGTTTAACTTTGTCACAATTGAATAGATTACGTATTATGAATGATGCTAGAAAGTTAGAGCATGAAAAGAAATTAGAAACGGTATCAACACAATATAAACCTCCAGCAGCACCTGCAGGTCCTGGTTTATAATAAAATTTATTAAAAATCGTTCAAAAAATGCCCTTAAACAGGGCATTTTTTTTATACTGTTTAAATAACTATACAGAATTCATAAACATATTTTTTAAAGGAAACAAATATGTCAAAATACGAACAATTAATTGAGTTCATTATTAATGAACAAGAAGACAAAGCACGTGAACTTTTTCACCAGATCGTGGTTGAAAAAAGTCGTGAAATTTATGAGTCCATTATCGACGAAGAAGACCTAGAGGAAATCGGTGGCAATCCAGTCGAAGATATGATGGACGAAGTCACTGCCGACGAAACAGGCATGGCAGAAGCTGAAGATGATGACATGGAAATGGACATGGACATGGAAGTCGACGCCGATGAGGAAGGCGATATGGACATGGAAGTCGACGCCGATGAGGAAGGCGATATGGACATGGACATGGACATGGGTGATGAAGAATCTCCAGAAATGGCATTGTCAGATGCACGTCAAGAAGTTGACGCAATTTTCGATCGTTTAATGGCACAATTAAGTGGTGAAGAAGGCGATGACATGGACATGGACATGGACATGGACATGGATTCAGAAGAAGAAGTTGATGAAAATCTATATGTTGTACCTGTTGCTCCTGGAATGCGCGGCACAGGTGACAGACCAGGTGAAGGCGTCGAAGAATCAATGTACGAAGCTAAAAAAGCTAAAAAAGAAGAAATGCTTAAAGCCAAAGGTGAAAGTGGCAAGCGTAAGATGACAGAATCTGAATGGCTACGTGAATACGTTGATCAGATCGGCGAAATTTATAGCCAAGAGCCTGCTCAGGAAGAGGGACACGAAGTTGGTCACGGCAAAAAAGTAAAAGTGGATAAAGACAGTACCGCAGTTGGTCCAGGCGTCGACATGGGCGGCAAAGTAGTTAAAACCAAAGGCGGAGAACAGAATCCCGACGGTAAGCAAACTCCAGAACCAAACAATGAATACACCAAAGGCAAAGGAAACCTTCCACATGCTGGCAAATTTCAAAATGTGCCAGGCGCCAAAACAAAGCCACAAAATTCTGGAAAACCAGAATATAGTAAAGCTCACGGTGCAGAAGGACAAACAACCGGCGGTAAAGTTCCTGTAACTGCAAAAAGTCCTTTAGCTAAGGCTTAATTCAATGAATCTATTAAGAGAACATTTGACCTTTGACAATGCTAGGATGGAACTTCTAGCAGAGGATTCAGCTGACGGCAAAGGCAAAAATCTCTATATGAAGGGTATATTCGTTCAAGGTGGAGTAAAAAATGCCAATCAACGAGTATATCCTGTAGATGAAATTGCCACCGCAGTTGAAAGTATAAACAAACAACTTAAAGAGGGATATAGTGTTTTGGGTGAATTAGATCATCCGGATGACCTGAAGATCAATCTTGATAGAGTTTGCCACATGATTACAGACATGTGGATGGACGGACCAAATGGATTTGGTAAATTGAAAATATTGCCAACTCCAATGGGACAATTAGTTACTACAATGCTACAGTCTGGTGTAAAGTTAGGAGTTTCCAGTAGAGGTAGCGGAAACGTTAATGAAAGCAGCGGACATGTTAGCGATTTTGAAATTGTAACAGTTGATATTGTAGCTCAACCCAGTGCACCAAATGCATATCCAAAACCAGTTTATGAAGGTTTAATGAATATGAAACATGGTCACAGGATTATCGAAATGGCACGTGATGCCGGAACAAATCAAAGGGTTCAGAAATATCTGGCCGAGGAAGTTAAGCGCCTAATCAAAGACTTAAAAATTAAAGGGGAATGATCCATGTTTGATGCTATCAAACCATTAGTAGACAGTGGCATCATTAACGAAGATACTAAGCTTGCAATCAATGAAGCTTGGGAAACAAAGTTAAATGAAGCACGTGAACAAATTCGCGCAGAAGTTCGCGAAGAGTTTGCCGGTCGCTACGAACATGATAAGAGTGTAATGGTAGAAGCTTTAGACAAGATGATCACAGATAATCTTAGTCAAGAAATTCGTGAATTTGCAGAAGAAAAGGCACAACTTGCCGCAGACCGTGTACGTTTTAACAAGCGTATGCAAGAAAGTGCTGGTAAATTTGATCAATTCTTAGTTCGTAAACTAGCAGAGGAAATCAAAGAACTGCATGAAGATCGCAAACAGTATCAAAACAGTGTAGGTCGTTTAGAGCAGTTTGTGGTTAAGGCATTAGCTGAAGAAATTCAAGAATTTTCAAAAGACAAACAAGATGTAGTAGAAACAAAAGTACGATTAGTTAAAGAAGCCAGTGCTAAACTAGAACAGCTTCAAAAACAATTCGTTCAAAAATCTGCTGTGCTTGTAAAAGAAGCTGTTGGTCGTCGTCTGAATGCTGAATTGACACAATTAAAAGAAGACATTCAAGTTGCTCGCGAGAACAACTTTGGACGTCGATTGTTCGAAGCTTTTGCTAGTGAATTTGCAATTACACATTTAAACGAAAATACTGAAATTGCAAAGTTACGTAAAGAACTAGACCAAAAAGACCGACAAATTCTAGAAGCTAAAACAGTTGCGGTTAAACAATCTCAGCTAGTTGAGAGCAAAGAAAAAGAGTTAAAAATTATCAAAGAATCACAAGAACGTCAAACAACATTGAACGAACTTATGAAACCTTTGAATAAAGAGAAGCAGTCAGTAATGATGCAACTTCTCGAAAATGTGCAGACACCAAGATTACGTTCTGCATATGAAAAGTATCTACCAGCAGTTCTTAATAACTCAAATGCATCGACACCAAAAGTTGAAAAACAGGTGTTAGCAGAAAGTCGTAAAGAAGTTACTGGTGATAAATCTGCTAAGGTCACCGCTGAAAGTTCTGACAGCAATGTTATTGAAATCAAGCGTTTAGCAGGGCTAAAGTGAAACCCTAATTATATAAGGAAATAGGAAAAATGACACAAGCACTATTAGAAGGCCGTTGGGGCGAAGCAAAAGAAGCCCTGTTAGAAGGTCTAAACGGTTCACGTAGAACCACAATGGGTGTAATTCTTGAAAACACCCGTAAGCACTTAGTTGAAAATGCAACTGCTGGTGCAACAAGCGCAGGTAACGTAGCTACACTTAACCGTGTAATTCTTCCAGTTATCCGTCGTGTTATGCCCACAGTTATTGCTAACGAAATCGTTGGTGTTCAGCCAATGACTGGACCTGTTGCACAGATCCACACACTACGTGTTCGTTATGCTGAAACTGCAACTGCAACTGCACCAAGTCCTTTTGATACCAGTGTTACTGCTGGTGATGAAGCACTAAGTCCATTCAAAATTGCAACTGCTTATTCAGGTAGTCTAACAACTGGTCGTGCTACAAGCACATCAGCACTTGAAGGCGTTCCTGGACGTAAGATCAATGTTCAGATTTTGAAACAAGTTGTTGAAGCCAAAACACGTAAACTAAGCGCACGTTGGACATTTGAAGCTGCTCAGGATGCACAAAGTATGCATGGTCTTGACATCGAAGCAGAAATTATGGCTGCTCTTGCTCAAGAGATTACCGTTGAAATCGACCAAGAAATTCTTGGCTCTCTACGCAGTCTTGCTGCTACTGACTTTGCTTATGACCAAGCCGCTGTTTCAGGTACTGCAACATTCGTTGGTGACGAGCACGCTGCATTAGCTGTTCTAATCAACCGCGCTGCAAACTTAATTGCTCAGCGTACACGTCGTGGTGCTGGTAACTGGGCCGTTGTAAGTCCAGCTGCTCTAACAGTACTACAGAGTGCAACAACTTCAGCATTTGCACGTACAACAGAAGGTACTTTTGAAGCTCCAACTAACACCAAGTTCGTTGGTACACTAAATGGCGCAATGCGTATCTATGTTGACAGCTATGCTGCTGATTCGCAAGCTGTTCTAGTTGGATATC